AGAACAAAACTCAAGGGATGGATGAGCGCACAGCAGGACGCGCCGCCGCCGCGAAGGTGAGTCAGGAGACACTTAAGACACTTCAGCGCGGGCTCGATAGATTCCCAGACTTCACCTTTAACAGATTCCTCACGCGACCTTCAGACGCACTAGGCACATTCAAAGAGGCGCTCTTTAAAGATGGCGTGCTCAATGCTCAGAACGCGAGCGAGCTCATCAGACCCGCAGATGGTACATTCACCGCGACAGGGCGCGAGTTCCTACAGAGTATGCTCACAGGCTACGTTGTGAACGATGATCACCTCTTGCCGAACCTCGACTACGCGACAATGGAACAGCTCACAGTGAGCTTAGGCAAGCTCGCAGCAGCAGGGATCACCGAGAAAGACCGCGCGAGCTTACAGAACGCGATCGCGATCTATGATCACGGGATCAAGCGCAACCTTGTCAAACAGAAGGGGAAGCCCAAAGACAGAAACCGCGCGATGGATGTAATCATGCTAGAAGAGCAAGAGCTGAGCTTCGCAGCAGCAGGCGCAGAGGGGAGCGAGGCCGACGAGCTCAGCGTCTCAAAGATCCCAATAGGCGAGATAAAAGAGCGCGTGAGACAAGACCCGCTTGCAAGCGCTTTCCTCAAGATTCTTGTGTTGAATCCCGGCACGAAGAAGCTTGAAGACACTATGAAGAAGTTTGTTAAGCTGACCGAAGACACAGGGCAAGCGGGCCTGTTTGGAGGAGACGAGACCCTCGATTATACCGAGGCAGCAAACAAGCTCGCGGGTGAGCTCGCGAAAGAACATGAGATCGAATCTCGACTCTATGAGCTACCTGAGAAGAGCAGGCCATCCCCTGCAAGAGATCAGGACATTAGACAACAAGCGCTTCAAACAGTCTCAGAGACATCATTGAGCGACATCGAGACGCAATCTTTTGCGGATCTCTCAGACGCAGGACAGAAGGCGCTTGATCTTGAGGCAGGCGCGAACGCGCTAGAGTCTCAGATGAGAGAGGCGAGCGCAGCCGAGAAGAAAGAGCTCAAAGCCAGAGCGCGCAAGGCGCGCAAGCTCGCAGATCAGCTATTTCATTATGATCGCGCTAAAGATATGGTGAGAGAGACCCTAGCGCGTCGCGCGCGAGGAGAAGAGGTTGAAATGCCGAGAGGTAATAAGAAGCTGCAACCCGCGATAGATCAGGTGATCGCAGACGCAGGGCAGCGCGGATCATCTTGGTTGATGAAGAGCGCATCGCTACTCGATCTCTATAAGGCGATCAGATGCTGATCCTAGACGCAGAGAGGCGCACGCGCCAAAGCATCATAGATCATTATGACGCGCTCAGCGTTGAGCTCTTAGGCGCTCGCGCTTCGGGCCTTTCTCGTGAGCGTATCGAGGCGCTCGTGCGCTCAGGTCGCTTGGATGCTGATCAGCTTAGGGGATATGACGCGGGCGCGCTCGATGAGCCTATGAATCCTATTCTCTTCATACGATTAATCGGCTCACCTTATGCACGCGCTAACGCTGAAGAGCGAGCGCGCATGAGGACATGGAGCCTTGAGAGATGGCGCAGGCAGCTTGCAGGAGTAGACCAACGCGCGCCCCGCTTGATTCCACCTTCGGCTATGAGGACACAGCGACCACCGAGCGAGCACGCGCCACCGCTACCACCGAGCCCGCGCGCAATACCTGAACACTTCACCGCAGCAGAGCGCGCGGGAGTCGTCAGCGCTTTTGAGGTCGCCGGTTCATATATCAGAGGACTAGGCGCGCGCTTCGCAGACGAAGCGAGCGCAGAGATCTTTGAAGATTGGAACGGGGAGAGGCTGCTAGACACACCCGACCCCGCGAGACGTGCAAGAACGCTCAAGATCATCAGGGAAGAGGTAGGAGCCGCGACACTCTCAAAAGATCAGGCGCGAGAGGTAGCGAGGCGCATTAGACAGCGCTCAGGCGACCTCGCGCGTAACTTTGAGAGGATCGCAGAGACAGAGCTACAGGCTACCCACAATGAAGGGCAGATCGCACAAGCGGTAGAACTTGACGGAGAAGACGCGCGAGTAGCGCGGATTCCGGAGAGTGGCGCTTGTGGATATTGTACGCGCGCATTCATCGACCCAGAGACACAGCGCCCTTATATATTTGAGGTCGCGCAGCTCATCGAGAACGGAACCAATATAGGCCGAAAGCGGGCAGATTGGCAGCCTTCATTATATCCTATGCACCCTAACTGCCGATGTGATACAATCCCCGTAGGCCCCTCACAGACAGTGAGCCGCAGCGGGCGCTTGGAGGCGATCTCATGAGACTAGATCTGATCAAAGCTGAAATTGACAAGGACTCACCGAATACCGCGAAGATCGCGGGCGTGATCTCGACCGATGAAGTTGATTTACAAGGCGAGCGAGTCTTACAAAAAGGTTTAGATTTTAGCTACTTTCTCAAGAAAGGCTGCTTTAACTATGAGCATCAATCAGGCGCTCAGAACCTGTTAGGCTATCCAACGTCAGTAAAACAGCGTAAAGGCTACACTGAGGTTGAAGGCGTGCTCTTGCTCGACAAGCCCAAAGCGCGAGATATTTTCGAGACCGCTTCAGCGATGAGGAAGGCCGGAGGACATCGAACGCTAGGCTTTAGCGTTGAGGGTCAGGTGATCGAGCGCGACCCCATGAACCCTAAAATCGTAACAAAGGCTAAGGTGATCAATTGCGCGATCACCTCAAACCCGATCAACCCAGACACATCGCTTCAGCTCATCAAGAGCGTGAGCGCTTGGCTTCAGAAAGGGTCAGTAGGCTATCAGACCCCCTCACAGGTGAACGGTCAATCCATCGCAGGGCTGATCCCTCAACAGCTCGATGCTACAGTTAATGCGAGTTATAACGCCTTGAATGATGAGCGTTTAGCTTCTATAATACGCAAACTATCAACCCTATACCCCAATGTCGAACGAGGCGCGCTAGCCCGCGCCGCCGCTGAATTATCAGGAGTGTTATAATGCAGGCAAATGACCTCATTAACATGATGAAGAGCGCGGGAGTCTCTGAGGAGATCGCTTCACAGCGCGCTTCAGAATACCTTCGCGATCAGGACGACCACGAGCGCTTCGAAAAGGCGCTCACTGCTCTCGATGGAGTGGCAGAGGCCCAACGCGAAGCCGAAGAGGCGCAATATGAGCGCATGAGCAAGGCGTTCAACGATGGTCAAGAGACCGTCGCTGAAGCCCTCGCACCTGCACTTGACGCGCTCTTGACCGAGCAACGCGCACAGAATGAAGCGCTCTGCAAGGGCCTTCAGGGCGCGCTTGAGCTGATCAAGTCGCTCCAGACCGAGGTCAAATCTCTTCGCGGCAATACGTCGCACAATGAGCCTGAGCCGATGGCTAAGAGTGTGTCATACATTCCGGCCCCTGGCGAGACCTCAAGCGCAGACACCTCACGCGACGATCTCTTTAAGGCGCTCAGCTCAATGACTGTCAGCGACCCACAGCGCGCAGGTGAGATGATGGAGGCGGCAGCGCTTCTTGAGTCCGGCGCTGATCCATCATCAATCAAAGCCCGATTCGGCATTTAAGGAGTAACGGATATGCAAGGCATCCCATCAAGCGCAGATATGGCGGCCCTCATGGGCTCACTTCAAAAGGGTACTGTAGGTTATCAGACGCCTCTCGTACCCCAAGGTGGATCACAGACCGCCGCGAATCTCTCACCTCTCGTACCTCAGCAGCTCGCGCAGACCTTGAGCATCGCTACATCTTCGATGAACGATCTCAAGCTTTGGCCGATGCTCGCGAAGGTGCAAGCCACGAATACTATCGTGGAGTATAACCGTGTGCTCTCTCATGGTGGACAGCACAGCCCCTTCATCTCTGAAGGTGGAAACGGAATCTTGAACCGCTCAACCTATGAGAAGGTCGCAACTAAGATCCGTTACATGGCTGAGCGTCGCGAGGTCACTGATCAAGCGTCAATGGTCTCTATCGTTGGACCTAGCGCTGATGCTATCGCAGAGGAGACTCGACGCGGTACTGAGAGCCTCTTACAGCGCCTTGAGCTCAACCTCTTCCATGCTGATGAGAACAAGGACTCTAACGCTTTCAACGGTATCATTAAGCAGATCAGCGACGGCGGAAACGTTGCAGATCTTCGCGGTGCAGCTCCAAGCGCTGTCTATCTCTCTGAGATCCTCGGCGCGCTTTATTCGGCGCCTTTCTATGGTATGGTAACTCATATCATGGTTACGCCTCGCGTTCTCTCTGAGCTCATCAAGCAGACCGTACACCACGGGCGCCATGATCAGATTCAAGTGAACAACGGCTCAATCACCTTCGGCGCGGCGAGCCTCTCAATCACCGGCCCTTATGGTCCTGTTCAGGTTGTCAGCGCACCGTTCTTGGAGCGTCATGATCGCATCGCGCCTGCTCTTGGGTCTGGTTCGGTCTTTGAGGGATCTCTCGCGGCTCCGACTGTCAAAGATCTCGGCGGTGGTGTGACCATCCAAGCAAACGCGAACGCTGCTTCTAAGTTTGTCGCAGCGGATAACGGTGACTATATCTATCGCGTTGTAGCTGTAGGTGATAACGGAATCAGTGTTCCTGTTGATACTGTCGCTGTTAGCGTTGCAGCGGGTGATCAAGTGACCTTCACGATTAGCCATGCATCTCACGCAAATGTTAAGTATCTCCGTGTCTATCGCTCAGCGAAGGACGCAACGAGCGCAGACGGCGCGCTCTTGATCGATGAGGTCAAGGTCACTGCTCAGGATACCGTGGTCACTGACAACAACGCGAATATCCCAGGCGCTTCTGAGATCCTCTTCCTCAACTTTGCGCCTGATTATATGTGTTATTATCAGATGTTGAGCCTCGTTCGTCGCCCTCTCGCTCAGGTGTCTACAACCTTCCCGTTCTTACTCATGATGTTTGGTGCGCCTGCTGTTAAGCTTCCGCAAAAGATGTTTGTGGTAAAAAATGCAGGTGTGAACGCGAGCTCAGGTCTACAGAGCGTGAGTGATACCTCTCTCTTAGGGCTCCACATCTAAGAGATAGCTTGAGAGGATAGCCCGATGAGCATCATTAAGATCCGACACCCCCGCCTAAAAAATATTGAGCTCTCTCTTGCTGATGGTCTCGTGTCCATCGATGCAGAGGGGATCATTGAGGGGGATCTCTCCGAAGCTCAACGGGCTAAAGCTTCCCTGATGGGATGGGAAGTGATCAGCGAAGAGGCGCCAAAGCCTAAGCGCAGGCGCACGACACGCAAAAAAACCGCTGATTCTAGCGGTGATGAAGGGTAGGCTCCCCAATGGCGACTATCTCAGAGCGCGGGTATGATGTACAGTACCTCAAAGACACCTATCTTCTAGGTGTAGATTTAACTCTGGATGATGGCAGCCCCTACCCCGACACAATCTTTAGTACATCGATTGAACAAGCAGAACGCGCGGTAAGCGATGAGCTCGGCTTAGTGTTCGACGTGCAGACGTTTTCCGAACGTCACGACAAAGAGCCCGACGCGGCCCCCGCTTGGCATCCGATCCGGTCGCGCTATCGACCGTTGATCGATGTAGAGGCGCTCTCGATCATCTACGGTCAGAGCTCCACACGGGCAGAGCTGCCGCCACAATGGGCGCAAGTCACAGAGCCTATGGCCGGTCAGGTCCATATTATCCCGACGACAGAGGGCGCTTCAAGCTATCTGATCGCGGGTGGCGTGCCTGTGATCTTGGGCCTCGGTGGCCTGAACGCAGAGTATTATATCCCCGCGTATTTTGAGCTCGATTATCGCGCGGGCTTCCCTTTCTATCAGGGAACCGCCACAATCTCACAAGGCCAGAGCTCAGTCGAAGTGAGCACGCCGCAAAAGTTCATTGATCGCTATGATGTGAAAGCCCCAGGCGCCACAGTGAGCGCTAAGCGACATGATAAGTTCACCTTGAGCTTGAGCGCGCCCGCAGCACAAGACACTGACGTCTCATGGACGATTGACACACTCCCTCAAGACATCGCGCGCGCAGTCATGCTCAAGAGCTCGCTCCTAGCGCTAGACGTAGCAGGTGATCTCATAGCGGGCGCAGGTCTCGCGATGGTCTCAACCTCGATGGACGGATTGAGCCAGAACATCAACACCACGGCGAGCGCGACAAACTCAGGTTATGGCGCGCGCGTGCTTCAGTTCACGAAAGAATATAAAGAGTTAATCGCCACGCTCAAGGCCACCTATCGCGCGATAAATATCATGGCGCTGTGAGGTGAGTCATGATCTTAGGCTCACGCATACCACCGAAACTCAACCCGCGCGCAGACTTCAAGCCTGAGCAATTCCGTAAGGTTATCATCTCACATGGAATGAATGTGAGATGGGAACAGGCGAGCGAATGCCCCTGCTCTCAGGTCTCAGGCGCGCATGGATTCAGTTTAACAGGCGCGAGCGGAGACGCAGAACAAGCGCGCGTAGATTGCCCCGCGTGCCACGGTAAAGGTTATCTTTACCACAGCGCGCAGACAATCAGAGCGGTAGTGACAGGCGCGCGAAAAGAGGAACAAAGACATGGACCCGCGGGCGCTACCGAGTACGGACGCGGAAACATAGGAATCACACTCTTACCTGAGCACCTGCCCACATACGGCGACCGCTTCACAATCACAGACAGCGCGATCATTTACCGCGAGACGCTCAAGCGCGGTTCAGGCGCAACGGACACCACGCGCTATCCTATCGCTACGCGTTCACATGACCTCGCAGGAGGCGCGGTGAGCTTTGGTGTGAGACACTTGATACCGGCCAACGCTCAGGGGATTGTGGACCCCGCAGGCGCGCTCAGTGAGGGTGTAGACTTTAACGTTGTGAATGGTGAGATCTCATGGATCAATGCACCCAACGAAGGCGAGCGCTACAGCGTGACCTACTACGCGCACCCCGTTTACATTGTCACGAATCACCCGCACGCGGTGCGAGACACTTATATCAATTTCAAGGCCCCCGCCCCTTATCATGCTGAGCTGCCGATCTATGCCGAAGCTCAGTTAGAGTTCTACGGAGCTCCAGAGGGAACAGCGCGATGATTGACCTCAGAGAATACGGACTCGATCAGCGAAGCAGACAAGCCCGCGCGAAGCGCCTCGCGGTAGCAATCGCGGCAGCGTGGAAAGCGACCGCGCATGAAGCGGGCGATGATCTCGGCTCAGTATTACGCGACTACAAGCGAGGGATCACAATCACGCAAGCGACCCCTGATCTTGTCATCGTTACGCTTCAGGGAATCGTGCCTAATCTTTTAGAGCGCGGGCAGCCACCGCACGACATGAGAGATTATCTCCTCAAGACGGTGCGAGCAGGCGCAGCACCGATCAGGAGAGATAAGAGCGGGCGCCCTTATCGGTTCATCATGTTTCGTAAGAAAGTCGCTGAGATTAGGCGCATGGGAGACAGCGCGGCTTATGATGACGCTAAGAGCATGAGCGCGACCATGAGCGGCAGTGAGGGGAAACTAATCTACGGCGCACGCATGGACAGCGGGCGATCCAGACACTACATCAACAAGAGCGGCGTGAGATCCGTATCAGACGCGCTCTCAGGGATGGTAAAACTAGTAGGGATCACAACCGAAGCGGGCGCGGCGCGAGGGGGATCAAATACAACCTACGCTACATGGCGAACGGTGAGCTACAAGCGCCCCGAAGCATGGCAGCATCCAGGGCGCACCGCGCTGAATCTCGCTCGCATTGTCACAGATAATATCAATGAGATCGCAGAGGCGGCGGGCGTATGATCCACCATCACTTGACTACAGCGCTCAGGGCCGCGCTCAACTATTACCTCGACGCTGCCAACCAAGCGCAGACACTTGAGCACCTCTACAACACAGCGCATGATGACGCGACCTTGATTAAGATCCTCGCAGAGCTCAGAGAGAAAAGCCCTAAAGTGATTCCTCACGCGACCGCAGGCGCTCAGAGCTTGCCTCTCGTGGTATGTCAGCAGATGAGCCGCAATGTGATCCACCGCCCGCTAGGAGGCTCAGCGCTAGGAGTGGAGCAGACAATCAGCAATCAGACCGCACAGATTGAGCTCATGACCGCAGGCGCAGAGGCGACAGAGGTTTTAGGACAGCTCATCATCACAGCACTGCACGCGCTGAGAAAAGATTTCATCTCTAACGGCTACCTCACTTTTCAGTTCGAGAATGTAGCAGAGCTTGCGCCTCAAGAGATGTTAGCCGCTGAAGAGTTGGGAGTGTTTGTACGACGCCTCACCATCTCAGCGATGATGCACGATAGCGCGGGCGTGAATCTCTTTAGCCCAGATGAGGTGGTCGGCACATTGAGTCTTGGTTTATCTCCTCAAGGTCGCGTGACACCTATCTAAATATCGGCTATAATGACCCCCAAACACGAGAGATAAGGAGCGCTGAAAATGCCTAGTATTCTCAACTCATCAGGATTCCCACGCACAGCGCGACCCGGTATCTATACGCGGATCGATGCGAGCGCGCTTGCAGGCGGAGATGTTGCAAGCGGAAATATCGCGATTGTGGGAGACTTCCCTAGCGTTGCGTCACACACCCCTAAGCTGTTCTCATCACGTCGATCAATGAGCGCTTATGATCTGAGTGATAATGATCTCGCGCTACTCGCTCAGCTTGCTTTCTCCCCTTCAGATGACCCCGCAGTGAGCGCGGGCGCATCAAGTGTAAGACTCGTGAACGCGCGAGAGACTACCGCTCAAGCTTCTCTTGATATCGGGCCTCTCACTCTCAAGAGCGTGATCTTTGGCGCGAAGGGGAACAGGCTTCAAGCGGCTCTCGCAATCGCAGGAGACACACACACGCTGAGCTTGAACCGTAACGGGCTCACAGAGAGCTTTGAGATCGAGAACAACGCGCTTTTCAGCATCGAGAACGAAGACGGCGCGAATGATCTAATAGTGACCATCGAGAGCGGAACCGCGACTCTCACGCGTAACGCTGTGGCGCTGCTCACTGTAGACAGCGATGAGGCGCCCACGCTCAAGGACTTTATCACGCTAGCGAACGAGCTCACCGACGTGAGCGCAACGCTTATCGAGGTCGCAGAGATCGCGCTTGATGAGATTGATTATCTCACGCGCACCATCGGCGCAGTCTCGACAGAGACATTTAAGGCGCCTGCATATTTACTTAAGCAAGCGCTGAGCTCATCGACACTCGCAGAGGTGACGCTTGACAATTCATCAGCAGCCGGAGCGCTTGGCGCGACGAGCCAGACCGCGAGCGGGGGATCCGATGGATTGACCCTCGACTTTGAAGAGGCGCTAGCGAGCATTGAGAATCTCGATATTCAAATCGTTGTACTCTTCACCGAAGACGCGAGCTCACAGAGCAAGCTAGGAGCACACCTCACAGCGAGCGCGAACGCGGGTTATGAGAGACAAGCTTATTGCGCTATCGCGAGCACTGAGACTCTAGCGAACGTGAAGACACGCGCGGCGAGCCTTAACAATGCAGGGATCGCGCTTGCAGCGCAGAGTATCAAGCTCGTTGACCCACGCGGAAAGACCGTGACCAAGAGTCCTAAATATACAGCGCTTATGCTCGCAGGGATGCAAGCGGGCTCAGATATCGGGGAGCCTCTCACGCGCAAGCGCCCGCGCATCATTGAGACTTCGCAAACTTGGGATGCATACGCTGACATTGAGCAGGCGCTCAAGAGCGGTATCATCGCGATCTCTACCGATAATCTAGGACCTCGCGTTGAGCGCTCGATCACAACCTATCTCACTGATAATAACCCTGTTTATTCAGAGATCAGCGCTTATGAGTCGATCCTAACCTCTGTAAGAGATCTTCGCAACAGTCTAGCTGATCAGATCGGACGCCCGACGCGCGCTAGCCAAATCCCCTTAATTTCTTCAAGGGTTCAAAGCGCGCTTACAGCTCAGGTGAGAGATGGAGTGATTAAGGCGTTCCAAAATATCCAACTTGAAGACCTAGGTGATGAAGTCGCGATTAGCTATGAGGTCGCGCCGGTTGAGCCTCTCAACTTCATCAGTATTACCGCCGTCGCGGTACGCATTACAGCTTAATAGGAGTCTGAAAAATGCCACAATATAGAGGAATAAGCGGCGCATCTTGTAAAGTTTTCTTGAGCTCAACCGGTCAAGAGGTCGGATGGGCGACAGGTGTTAACATCTCTGAAAATATCCAAACTCAGCGCGTAGACGTGATAGGTGAGATCGACTCTCAAGAGATCATCCCTGTACGCCGTACCGCGACGATGACAGTTGACGCGATCAGAATCAGCAAGCAAGCGCTTGAGGACAACGGCGCATGGCAGAAGGGCTCAACGAGCGACATCTTGAGCGCCGGTGGGATCGATATGAGCGTGATTGATGAGAACAGCGGAGACACACTCTTAACGCTTGAGGGATGCCGACCCACAACGCGAAACTTTCGGGTAGACAGCGCCTCACTTTTCAGTGAAAACTTGAGCTTTGAAGTGAGAAAAATCGTTTACCCTAACGAGTAAGAGAGATGAGCTATGAAGCTAAGTGAGATCAAAGAGCAGAGCGAAGCGCGACCCCCTCAAGCAGTCGCGCCAGAGATCACAGATCTGGAGAAGGTGCTGCACATCTCATTTGAGCTTCAAAATCAAGAGCTCAGCGCAACAGTAACCACGCGCATCTTAACTCTTGAAGAGAGCTTGAGGCGAGACCGCGCGCTTGTGCAGCTCAGCGCGCCAGAGAAATATGATGATCTACCCGCGATGGCAAAGCTCAGGATCTACGCGCTAGCCACGCTCTCTCAGGCGCTACTTGACCCCCCCGCTTGGCTCGATGAGTGGATCGGGCGCTATGATCCCCTGCTATTCGCAGTGTTTGAGGAGGTGAGCGCCCATGAGCGCGCGTTCTTTCGAGGACACATGGCAGAGGGCGAAGATCAAGAGAGCCCAATTGTCAGGGTTAAGAGCTTCTCAACCCCTACCCCTTGAGCCCTGCCCCCTTGACCCGACGCGCCCGAACCTGCACCCCGCGCAGCTCTTAGAGCGCGACCTCTTGACCCTCACCGATGAGCAGTTTAATCAACTCGCACCAGACCACGCGCGACAACTAGAGAGCGATCAGCCCGCTCAGACGGGCGTCGCTTGGATAGATGAGCTAGAGCGCGAGCTCTACAAGGAGCGCTAACGATGGCCCAAGAGACACAAATCAAGGTCAAAATTGATGATAACGAAGCGCTACAAGCGCTACGTGAGATGGCCGCGCTTGTCAGCTCGATCTCAGACGGGCTCAGCGGGCTCAAGATGCCGCCCGATGCAGTACCAAGCGCGCCGAGTGGACCGAGTGGACCCACGGCAGGCGAACCCGACGAAGACAAGCGCAGAGAGCAGAAGGTGAGCGCGTTTAGAAAAGCGCTTCAGGATGAGACACGCGCGAGCATCCACGCCTTGACAAGCCCGCAGACCATGAGCTCTCTCACAAATCGCTTCGGGGAGATGCTCACGAATATTGGTAAAACGATGCCTGTCGGGACGGGCCTGCCTTTAGGGGCAGGTGGCGAGGTCATGAAGATGTACGGTCGATCTCTTCAGGCGCGCGAGGCGCGAATGGGAGATGTGCTCAATCTTGAGGCGCTAGAGACCGAGATGAGCGGAGTCATCGAAGGAGACGCGAGAACCACCGCGACAGCGCGAGAAAAAGGGCTCGCTCGATTAGGCCTTGATCCTACTCAGGCGCGGCAATTTATGTTAGGGATCACCGGCGCTGCCGGTCTAAAGACGACCGCCGCAGACCTCAGTCAAGAGCGCTTAATGCGACTCGCCGCAGCAGAGAGAACAGGTGTGAGCGCGCAGAGCCTCGCGGGATTCGCGGGCGCTCTCAGTCAGAATATAGGTCTCAATGTAGGAAGCGCGCTTAATTCAAGCCTCGCACTAAAAAACATAGCAGAGAATCAACTAGACCTCAGAGGCGCGGGAGTCGAACGCTTTTTAGGTCAGCTAGGGGGATTCGTTGAGAATCTCACAGCGCGAGGTATCAGCGCCAGAGAGATGAGCTTTGCGACAACGCTCACAGGTATCAGAGCAGCGACAGGGCAGCGTGGCCAACGTCCTATGCAGATCATGCAGGCGCTCTCGGGCGTAGGCGCGGGCGCCTTTGGCCAGATCTCGGCTCCCCTTCAAGAGATCGCTCAAATGTCAGTGTTTGCTGATATTATGAGTCGCTCGGGTGATCTCCTAGGCGCGATGCAAGAGGCTGAAAAATTACAAGAGGCCCCAGGCGCAATCCCTCAAATCATATCAAGGACACTCGGAGGAGGGCGACTCACACAAGCGACAATCGGCGCGATCTCAGGCATAGGCACTCGTGACGCGCGCGGATTGATGAGATTAGGAGATGGCAGTTTACAGACCCAAGACCGCTTGAGCGTAAATCAAGTGGCGGAATCTCTAAAGCTCTCAGGGCAACAAGCAGAGCAGACACGAAAAACCATCGAAGCGGTAAGAACCCCCGAAAGTGAAAAGGTTTTTGAGCAGATGATCAAGGTCAGCGGCGAGATGGAGCGTAACACGATCTCAATGACTGAGAATGTCAAGCTACTCACTCAGATAACAAATATGCAACTAAAGCTAAGCGCCGCCACAACAACGGCCGTTAATGGAATCGGGCGCGCTGTAGACATATTGATTAACTTAATCCCATGAAGATCAAACTCTACACAGACGAGCTGACCTACGATATCAGCAAATACACCACATCAGCGCAGATCCAGATAGGGTTATTCGCGCCCTATCAGAGCGCGATGATTGATCTAAAGATTCCTCTTGAGATGATCCCTTTTGCGCTACCTCACTACGCAGACACCGCAACCATTGACCTAGACGCATGGATCGTGATCTCTGATTTCATTGAGCTTGAGGCGGTAGAGCGCGCGATCTTCTTAGGAAGGCTCACCGCGATCACCTACGGAGTAGAGGCGAGCAGCGACAAGGAGAGCTCAGGACTCATCACAGCGCCCCTCATCTCGATGACAGCGCAAAGCTTCTTAGCGCCCCTCTCTGAGAGTCAGCTCTATTTGAGCGCTAAGCAACAACTCTCAGGTCACATTTATGACGTTCAAGCTTATGGACGGTTGTTACAGACCACAATCAAGAGCGCCTTTAACACTTCGCGGAACGTTGGCAGCGTGCTCACCTCCATCTATCAATATCTCAGCGCCGCCTATCGACTGCCTAAGACGCTTGCAGGCGGAGCGAGTTTAGACGCGATCCCTATTATATCGAGCTTAACCCGCGCGAGGACATACGCCCCGGAGAGAGTAGCCCTCTATCGATCAGTGTTTGGTCTCGCCTTGAACGCGAGCCACGTCAGACCATCCGGCGCGCCGTGGAGCGTGCTTACTGCGCTTTTCGATGCAGATCCTAGTATTATTGAGCTCTACCCATCGCTTGAGCCTCAGAGCGTCACAGATGGCCAAATATCAAACACGCTAGGATCGACACCCGTGATCATGTATCGCATCAAACCCTTCATTTTTGAGCGGATCACGAATCAAGAGGTTGACCCAGAAGCGCCACAAGTACAAGAGCACGCGCGCAACGTATCTATCAAGGTCTCTGCTTATGAGATCATCAAGGTTGGTTATAGCGTGCGCTCTCAAGATCGAATTAACGGGGCGTATGTAGACACACCCTTGAACGCCTCGCGAGGTGTAGACCCTTTTGGGATTCTTGGACGTCCTACACTCGATAATGAGGACATCGAGAGAGCAGGGCTCAGACTGTACCGCGGGCAATGGCCGTTTTTACCTGTAGGTCGAGGAACAAAAGCGAGCTCACTCAACCGAGAGCTTCAATATATCATCTCTTTAGTGGACGGTATCACGCGCGACAACCACCGCTACATCACAGGGACCGCGACAATCAAGCAGCGCCTCGACATCAGAGCGGGCCAATGGGTCAAACTAGAGATCAGAGGCCCCCAAACATCAGAGCTTTTAGTGTGCTATGTTGAGACCGTGACACACCGCCCACGCGCTTATTCTAACC